TAGAGCCCTAGCTGCTGGGCCTGCTAATGCTGCAACGATTACAGATATGGCAGGATCTAAACCTAATTCATTACTAGCTAAAAATGTCAAGAATGACACCAATACGCCACGTGCATATGATTTAAGTATTGCTTTCTGTTTCTTGCTGATTTTCATAAGGTACCCCCTATTAGTGGTATATCAAACGGCTTGCTGTCTTTATCGCCTAACTTTGTAAAACTAATATGTATGTGCTTTGTGTGTTTGTTAAAGCCCTTGTACTTACGCCACTTAAAATTAAGTATCTTGCTTGCAATCATGCCATTATGGATTACGTAAGATATGCGCTTATCGGTTTTTGCACAGATTCTGATCTGGTCAGCCAAATATACTGAGAGCCCTTCGGATGAATCCAAGCGAGAATCAACATCAATGGCTCTAACACACCCTTGTGCATCTGGATTGTGATCTGATTTTCTGGCGGCATGACGAGCATCACCCAACCACCCATCAGAGGTAGAGCGACGATCCGAGTACCAGGTATCAACTTGATCTCTCAACTGCACACCGGCAAAACATAACCATGGCTTCATAACTCAGGCTTTGGTGTAATCCACTGACAAGTATTTTCGTCAAAGCCAGTAGCATTTGCAGGCTCTTGTCCTATAAATGCATCTCTTGTGGCATCATACTTGTAACCAATGCCAGCATAGTTTTTACGTATTTTGCCATTATAAGAAGTACGCTTACAGACTTGACCTCTAGTGTTTCCATACCAAGTCTCTGTATCTAAACCTTCAATAGTTTCTGTTTCATCAATGCCTACTATAACTTCGGTAACAATATTATTTTCATCTAAGAATGCGTAATGTGCCATTATGCCCAACTCACATTTCCAGTGCCTGCAGTAACTGTTGTAATTTTATCTGCACCACTTGGAGTAGTTGAGCCAGTTAATCCAGCACCAATTGTAATTGTATACGCGGATGGATATTTGAGAATAACTACACCTGATCCGCCATTACCACCGTTACCAGCTGTGCCAGAGTTTGATCCACCACTTCCACCAGTACCAGTGTTAGCACCACCATCTACCCCATTTACATCGCTAACGTTTGAGCCACCACCGTTACCACCGACTGCATAAGTTACAGCTGATCCAGTTATTGAATTACTTGTTCCTGCACCTGCGTTAGTTTGTGGATGAGTCGTGCCAGATGAATTGCCACCTATAGCTGATGATCCACCACCACCACCGCCTGCATTACCGCTAGATCCATTACCACCTGCATAGCCTTCTACTGGTGAGTAACCACCAGAGTTGCCAGATGCACCAGTTGCATTAGCACCACCATTACCACCACCACCAGATCCACCGCTAGTTGGTCCTGCAGGGTTTGATCCACCTCTACCACCACCAGATGTGTTAGTAGAATTAAAAGTTGATGTGCTGCCTGCAGTAGGTGTGCCTACAAAGTTTGCGCCACCAGTACCGCCTGCTCCTACTGTGCAAGTGTAATTAGTTGCAAGGCTAGGTGAGAATGTACTTGTGCGATAACCACCAGCACCACCGCCACCGCCTCTGTTACCACCAGCACCGCCACCGCCTGCGACTACTAAAAACTCAACAGATAAAGGCGGCACTCCTGTGCCATAAAAACCTGCAACTATGTTACCTATCATTATGCAATAGACCCAACTACATACCAAGTATTAGCAGCTGTTTTAATACATACTGCAGATTTATATTGTACAAGTGTTGGTGATGCTGCAGTTCCGCCGGCACTTAAGACTGTGGTAGTGCCTGCTGTTACTGCACTAATTGTGCAAGTGCCTGCACCAATATTTAATACTGTTAATGCTGTGCCTACTGGAAATGCTACGGATGCATCTGTTGGAATCTTAAATGCTATTGCTGTGGCTTTATTCATCAACTTTAGATTTTGGTATTGGTCTGTTAATACAGCTGTGTAATCTACTGTGTTTGCAGTGCCTACTGTAAATGCAGTTAATCCGTTAAACATGCTAGATGTAAGCACGTCACCTGTTGCTGCTGGAAATCCTGTTGCCATTATTGCTCCTTAATAAGAAAGTACGTTTTGCCCTAAGACACCGTAATCTACGTTGCCTATTATAAACCCATCTATGACAGGTTCTAGTGTTGTAAAGGTTGTTTTCCAACTATTTGGTGTTATGTTCATGCGTACACCAAAAATCTGTAGGGTCTTCTCAAGCAAAGATCCACCTGGCTGAGTAGTTTTAATAGTTATTGGATCAAAGAAATCTAGGTTCAGGGCTGCAACTATGCCTGTGTCGTAGTTAGGCGTGTATAGGTCGAGGGTAAGCGCATCACATCGGATAGTGGTCTCGGCTCTACTAGCTACATAAGCCTGGGCATAATCTAGGGCTACTGCATCTGTCTGCATAAGTAGATTGTCTAAGAAATAACTATGTAAAAAATATTTGTCAATAGATGCTTGATTAGACGCTATTTGTGCTGTGCCACCAACTCTAGTAATAGTGGCTTTATTAAATACGAGCACATCATTTAATACCCAACTAGCATCAAAGTAAACAATACCTGTGCCATTATCTGCAAAAACTGTGGGTGTGCCTGTAATAGATCCAACAGTTACAGCTCTGTCTTGGAATACAAACGAGTTGTTAGCGTCTACATATATTGCGCCATATTCTGACGTTGTTACGGTAGTTAAGGCTTGTAGTGCTGTGCGATTAGTGCCGGGATCTGCCTGCATGGTCGTAAGGCCTGCATCTATATCACGTTGAGAATCTGGCCAGTCAATTTGATCTAATATCTGGTTAATACGTGTGCCTGCTAGGTCGCCTGCTGTAGCACCAGTGACTGTGCTTATCTGAGCTAACTGGGCTAATCTAAATGCATCTACAGCTTGTATTGTAGTGATGGCTACGGTGTCATCGGACTCACTTGGGTATGTAGTTACATAAGAGGTAATAAATCCTGAAAAGATTGGATAAGTAACGCTGTTAAAGGTTGCACTAATCTGCACCTTTTTCATTGGTGTTAATAAATTATAATACGGGCCGGTAACATTCTGCGGATTGAAGTCGCCATTTTGATCTAGTATGCGTAAGGTCAGTGCGCCTGTCTGAAATTGATCTGATAATGCAGTACGACCTCGGTTAGTCTCTATGCGGTTTACTTGATTAGACACATCTACAATTACAGATGCTGCATCGGCCAATACGTTAGTGCCTAAGATACCTTGGTCAATAATCATAGCCTGAGCAAAGGATGGCCCAGTGCTAAAGTTAATTATTGCATTTATTACTGGTACGGCCATTATGGTAACTGTCCGTTAGCAGAAGTACTATATCCACTACGGTTAGCAACCTGAATACTTTCTGCAATTAACTGTGCAAATCTATCGCCTGTTTGTGCTGTGTCTATTGTAATGCTTATTGGCATAGGATCTCGACCAGTCTCGCCATAGTATGTCCCTGCAAATGGATTACTAACTTGTGTTTGACCAGAGTAGAAATCTTGTGTTATTGATGGAAAGGAACTTGATGAAGCTCCTGCACTTGGGAAACCACCTCTACCTGTTTCACCATACATAGTACCAGCAAATGGATTTACTTGTGCAAACTTAGCGGCTGAATCCATGGCAGCACCGGCAACGGCATATAAAGCCTTGGTTAAATCATCTGCAGCCTTAACGCCATTTATTTCTGCTAATAACTTTTTAGCCAAAGCTTCGTTATTATCTAAGATTGCTATTTGAGACCTTATACGTAATTTAGTTTCTTCATCTGTAGCAGCGTTTAATGCAGCTGTGAGTCCTATGCGCTCTAAGTCAAATTTATCTCGTAATTGATCTACGGCAGTCTTTTTTTTCATTAGATCATTTTCTTGTTTACGTAATGATACAGAGTTTTTTATTATTTGCGCTTCTAATTTTCTTTGTTGAGCATTTATACGGCCTGCTGTTCTTTCCTGGCCGCCACGATCTTGTTGTGGCATAGCGTTTCTGCCTAGTTGCTGCAAGCCGCCAATGTAACCACCTAAGACTGGAATATTTTTTACATCAAATATATTGCCAATTCCAGGTATGGTTGTTAATTTTTTAAGTCTCTCAGCTACTATGCCTAAGCCTGTAATAACTTCAGCTGTGGCTGTAGCAAAATCTTCCATTTTATTACTTAAGCCCTCAATACTATTATCATCGCCTAATGCTGCTAGTGCATCTAATAAACTTTTTCCTATAGTCTCAGATGCGTTAGCCGATGCAACTCTTAATAAATCCATCTTGCCTGCATAAGTATCTAATCTAGCCGCTGATTGACCTGCAAACTTTGTATTTAACTCTGCCATGATTTTATTCATGTCACCAGTTTTTAATAGAGTTTTACTTAGGCCAGCACCTAATCTACTTAGACCTGTAGTGTTACCTGCATAGCCACGTGATAAAGCGTTTGTAACTTCGGATAAAGATCTACCTGTGGCTGCGCTTACGTTTAATGCAGTCTGCAGTGCATCTTGGCTTTTAGTAATAGATCCTGTTACTGTCAATAAACGTTGAAATGCTGGGCGTAATTCATCATCTAATACGCCTACAGTCTTCTGTAGATTAGCAATATACATTTCTACGCCTGGTGCGCTGAATTGATAACCAGTGTTTTTTAATTGTTGCTCTAAAGACTTGGCTGCCTTCTCATCGGCCATAAATGCCTGTACTGCTTTTTTGCTGTAATTAGTTAAAGCATTAACGCTAAACGCTGCACCAAAGACTTTAGCAAAACTCTTGATTTGTTTTTCAAAAGTGCTTATTTCTTTCTTGCCTTTTTTTAATCCTTTATTATCAAAGGTACTGACTGCGCTGACAATTAAATTAGGCACTATGCAGCCTTTCTAATTTCTGTATCTTTAATAAACTTAGTTGCTACTGTGTTAATGGCATTAACTACCTTTGGAATAATAATATCTTTAGTCTCATCCCACGCACGATAAATCACACGACCTCGTTGCTTGCCTTGGCCCTTCATGCTAGATAGCATCTCAGCAGCTGAATTAAATTGCACAGGTGCATTAGGATTTAATGATTTATTACCCCTAGGCCTACCGATACGGCCTGCAGTTTCAAATATTGCGCCTGATCTAGAATTGTTATAAACATAAAATGCAGCCTTAAATCCTCTATCGTTTGCTTTATTTTGACCTGCGGAATATGCAACCTTGCTTTTTGCTAACCCATAATCATATGGTGGAAATAATCTATTAGGATCTTTAATTGTGTCTATTGATGCAGTACCTTTACCCCAACCACTTAACACTTCATTTTGTAACGGTAAATAACCCTGTGCGCGATCTCGCACAATTAACATAGCTTGCTTAATATTCTTTGACATTTCTTTGTTCAGGTCTTTGTCTACATCTTTCATAGCCTTTTGGAGTTGTTTAACGCCTGTTACGACGACTGGCATTTTTGATCTCCTTTGCTCTATCTTGTAAGACCTGCACAATAGCCCGTAACATCTCTGGGTCCATGTCAATGAACTCACTAGGCGCAATCCCTAGCTCTACAGACAAACTTGCTATCGCATAGAGCGTAGAATCACGCTGTACTATTTTTTTTCTTCGTCCAATACCTCAACAGTTTCTAAGCTGTCTATAAACTCAATACCAAATATAGGTACAGTTACGTTAGCCCTACGCAAACACTCGTGAGCCAAGAAATAAATCTCGGTTTGTCGTTCGTGATCACGTAGGACTTTACTAATTCCTGCGCCATACTTTAACTCGAAAGCGTACTCGACACCTGGTGTTATCTTGTGTTCTGTGACTTCACCATTAGCCCTTGTTATCTTTAGCTTTGCCATTATTGCTCCTTATGCTACCGCTACAGTAATTACGCTGTTGCAGGTAAATGTAATTGATTGGCTTGATATATCGCTTACAGATCCATTTACATTGTTTAAGTTATTGACCAAAACAGTGGTTGAATATGAAGGATTGCTTGCAGATACGGCTCCAGTTGTTTGCTTGATTACCACAGGTACAGTTGTACCATAAGCAGCACGCAAAGTAGGGATTACAGTAGTTGCAGCATTATCATTTAAGAAATCTAGAGTAATAGTGCTTGCCTCTAGTCCTTTAGCAAATTTGTGAGCTGTATCTCCCATAGCAGTTACTTCTAGTTCATCAAATGATTGATTAACAGTTACAGATGTAACGTATGCTGACAGGTCTACAGAATTGAACGTGACGGAAACGCCATTATTCAGAAATACGGCCATGATTACTCCTTGTCTTTCTCTTTAGTAGTTGCAGGTTTTGGTGCTTCTTCGATCTGACCTATCTTTTTCAAGAAGGCTAAATCTTCTGGTGTTAGACTCATTTTAGCTCCAGCTCGTTAGGATTGATACTGTTATTTCTGACGTTAATAAATCTCCACTAGCTGCATTAGTTATAGCTGGAGCGGAGACACTTGATATGTTTAGCACCAAAGATGATGCGTTTAGTTTAGTCACAACGGCGACAATAAAGTCTTCTATGCCTGCTAGGTTGCCTTGATTGTCAAATGCAGGTGCGGTTATTAAAACTTTGAAATTAGCTAAAGGTGCGATACTTGTATAATCATTATTAGATGGCACGATGTAAGGATCGCTAGGTGTAATTACTACACTGTTAGCCAGTAGAGTCGCAGGTGGATAAGCAAAGGTAGACCACACGCCTGCATTGGCTAGGTCTGTTGCTAGTGTGCCACGTAATGTGGTTATTGCTGCTGACATTAGCCGACCAGTGAATTAGGACTAGAATACGGTTGGATGAGACCACGCACTCTGTTAATCAGCTGATAACCCATCCGATATGGGCTTGCAGTGATCCCATCCATACCTACCCCACCAGTCTGGCTAACTTGACGTGCTTGCCAGATGTCTACAGCTACGATCATCGCAGCCTCTCTGATAGCAGGGGTCGCAGTGTAAGCCTGTGATTTATGCTCTGGGCCAAGGGCTCGGCCGTATGGTTTTACAAAATGAAATGGATCGTTTGCAGCTGTCTTTGCATATTGAATAATGCTGTAACCGTTAGGATTTGAACTAAATGCGTATGTGCTCCAAAATGCTGTGCCAATAGATGCTGGCACTGTAGTACCTGGGAATGATCCGGTTAATGTGTAGGTGCCATTATATGTTGCACCAGAATCGCTAATTGTAATTTCTTGACCTGTAACAAATATGCCAGGGTTTGCTAAAACTAAACTTGCTACATTGTTGCTAATTGATGTGCCTACTACTGGCGCATCATTATGCCAAAGATATTTAGAAATTAAATCCTCTGCCGATTGACAGCATTCTTCCACGGTTGCATCACTGTATAAGCTACCTATGCCTAAATTACTACGTAATTCGGCTTTAGTTACCATTGTGGCTGCCATACTGTCCTCTCTTAAAAAGCTCCCCTGGGGCTAGGGCTACTAAACCCCAGAGGATTATTAAAGTATTGCTATTACTACGCTGTCATGTTGTAGCGTTGTAGACCACCAGACACAAGTGTCTTAGTCGCCAAGTATCCGTACAGCATCAATTCAATTTCGCCTGATGTTGGTACGTTTGTTGAAAGTCTCAATACTGGACTCTCATAAATTGCAATTGCTGATGGCACGATAATGAATGCTGAATCATCAATAGTTGTAGATACCATGTTGGCATCAACATATAGATCTAATCCAAGCACATTACCACGAATTGATGTTGGTGATGATGTACCACCAGCATTCATCGGATTTTGTGAGGTAAATATTGGACGATCCGTACTGTCCTTAGCCCCGATCAATAGAGACCATTGTGAAGTACCAGCAACATATGCGCTTGCTAGTTCACCAGTTGCAGAATATGCAGCTGGACCAGCTTGTGCGATGAATGCTTGGATACCTAGGTAGGTAGTAGCTTGTGATGTTGCAAGAGTTCCACCAGATGTAATTTCAGCAATTACTGCTGCATCTGTTGCCTTGTTGTAGGCACGTGTCATGTTGTCAAGCATTGCTTGAAAGAATGCAGGATTATCAGATGAACGCTCTAGTAATTCTACTGAGTAGCGTTGTAATCCAGCGTACTTCTTAACAGTTGCATTTACGTATGCAGATACGATACCTGTCTCAGATGGTGAGCCACCTTCTGCAGTCTCTGCAACGGTACCTGAAGTTGTAATTTTAGGATGTGAGATAGTCATGCCAGAGTTAGGAATAACTTTTGCTCCGCCACATGCCTCAATAGTTGGACGTGATCCGATAAGAGTATCTACAACAGTTGTTGCATAACTTACTGGTGAGAATGCTGGGTTGGTTGAGAATGAATCATCAGCAGCTGTAATTTTCTGTGATTTTGCATCTTCGCCTCTTACCCATAGACCAGCTTCGTGATCTCCTAATTGTGCCTTAACTGCATATTGCAGATACTTAGCTTGTGAATTGATTGGCGTACGTGGCTCAGCATAGATAGCAGCACTAATTGTTGGACGTGCGGCTTCTACTGGAGCAACCTCTGCCGGTGTAACAGTTGGCTCTGGAGTTGTATCCAAGATAGCCTCACTTTCCGTAGTAGTTGGTGTTGCATCTGCTTCGCTTTCGCTTGCAGCAACTTTAGTTACATTTGCCTCAGCAAATGCTGGTGTTTCTACCAGGCTAACTTCTTTTAAGCTTGCCTTGGTTACATATAAATAATCTTTCATTTGCTTAGATCCAGTTACTTCAACGCCTACAGATAGGCCGTCAATTAACTGCTCGCTTGCAAGTGTTAAAGCATCCTGACCTTGCATAGATGCACTGATCTTAAAGGATGCGTAGATGCCGTCTTCGGCTTTATTAAACTTTTGCATTCGGCCAATAGGCTTATCGTTTTTGTGTTGCATAAGCATCTTAATTTTTCCAGGATCACCAATATCGATAGAATCTTTGGCGAATACAACTGGGCCTGCTGAAGTAAATCCTACTTTTTCGTATGGCACAATTTTGCCAGCGATAATTCTGCGTTCGCTGTCAGAACTTTCAATTGCGCTACTAAACTCAAGAAACATTATAGCTCTCACTTCCGTTAGGTGACATGTCTTCCATTTCTTTGGCTTGCTGTATATCTATTAGACCTAGAGATAACATTTTCTCTATTGCTTCCAAACGCTTCATTGTGTCTGCACGCAGGAATGATTCCTCAATATTGAATCTGACTACGTTGCCCCTGGTAGTAATATCATCCATTGACAAACGATCTTCAATAGCACAAATAAATGGTTGCAAGGAATAAGCCACAAACTCTTTACGGCCATCAATAATATTCTGGTAGGTCATGCTGTTATTCATATCAGCACTAATGTAATAAGCAGGGACGTTCATAGCACGTGCAACTTGTGTTGCCAAATATTGTGATGCTTCGTTATACATCATATCTTTAGGGCTAAATCCGACAGTTTCATAAGATAGTGTGCTGGTTAGGTATGCAGTCGATCTAGATTGACGTGCTGCTTTCCAAGCTGCTAATAAACCTTGTACTTGTGACTCTGGCATATCTGCGCCAGTGTTTTTTAAGAATCCTGTTGCCATTGGTGTCTGCGCTGCTACAGCTGCGGCTTTTTCTAAATCTAATGCTGCTTGAATTGTGCGACCTGCGGTTTGCAATACGCCTTGAGTTAATCCTTGGAATGTGACTAATGATCCAGGGCCAACCATTGGTACTTTTTCACCATCAACGGTGTAATACAAAACCTCAGTACCTTTAGCATTTAATTGTGCATTAACTCTTAAATTGCTTACCCATTCAAAACGTGATGGACGCAAATCATCTGCATAAACTTCAGTTACACGCCAATAAGCGACACCGTAGAATATTAACGAATCCACGGTGGCACTTATCGTGACGGATCTAGGCTGACGGATGTCCGGTTGCTCTAACCATACAGGAGAACCTAATTCTTCTCCAGTAGATTTTTTGTAAAGTTCTAAAGGTAAATAACTAATTACACCAGCAACTAAATTACGGCATCTTGCAACAGCTGGTACTTGCATAGCCAAGGCTCGATCTAGTGGGCCATATCCGAAAGCATTTCCAACACCACCATAGCTGTAGCCATCATTCATAACGGCAGGGGCGTATTGCGCTTGTACGGTTTTGTTATTATTTGTAATACCCAAAGCAGACAATAGACCCATATGTATACTTTATAGCATAAAACGTACTAATAGTGCAAATTAGACAAAGATTTGCGCAGTTTGTTGCGGGCGTGTCAACTGGCTTACGACCATAGCCAAGGATATTGCAGCTGTAACGTCACCGGCAGATTTACGCCTAATAATGCGCCATCCAGCATCACTAGTCTTAGCAGCACAGTTATTTAGGTGCTGTACTAAGTCTGCCTGACCACTATGCACCATTCTGCCGTTAGCCATAGCATCTGATAGATCCGAGCATGCCTGGTAAAACGCTTGACCAGACACATCCTGCATACGCCATCCGCTTTGCTCTAACCGTGTGGCTATTGATTGCGTGGCATACTTGTCAAAACAAATAATATGTGGGTGATACTTTTTGGCCCATTCATTTATATCGCTAGACATTTTAATCTCATCTATTGCAATATCACTATGCCAAAGCTGTGCAAGTCCTACGGCTATTTTGCCGTCTTTCATTTGACCCATTATTAACGCACCCGATCTTCTTGTAGGTGCAATATCAAAGGCCATTATAGTCATAGGCCCGACAGGTATCTCTAATGTGCTGTCACTGCATGCTTCTATACTGCCATACACCCAAGGACTTACTGCGCTATCTACCCATTGGCATAACATCTCAGTTCTTGTAGCTTCTATGCTATTTGTGTTTACAGATTCTTCTAATGTTTCTTCTGTTATTAAATGTCCTAGTGCTGGATTAGCCATAGCCCAAGCCTTACGATCATGCACTTTACAATGCTGTGGTGCGCTGTATTCGTAATAACCTAAATTGTCTGGTGGATAAGACTTGCATCGCTCTACTAAATCATTAAGCACCGTACTAAATCCATCACCTGCGTTACTTGTCATCAAAGTCATTGCCGCCGGTCTTGCACGAGTCACTGGCAGTGCAGCTGTATACGCCTCTGGTGTCCATTCACGTAACTCATCTATGTATAGGAAGTCTGCAGTCTTACCACGTGGTGCATCTCTAGTCGCTGCCGCTATCTCATACCTTGCACCGTTATTTAATGTAATAGATTCTTGACCATTAGCAAGTCTTATCTGTCTGATCTGTTTCAATAGAAATTCATTATCTTGTATTGTGTAAGCAACTTGTCTAAATGTATCTAATGCCATGTTACGGTTAGAAGACATACCCAGCACGTTCTTAGATCCCCATAGGAAGAGATGCGACAGTATTAGCATACGTGCTAGGTGCGTCTTACCGTTTTGGCGGGCAACTAATACTAGAGCTGTTTTCTTACGCCACATACCAGCATCATCTACAGCTAGTAAATCATCTAAGACCCAGCGTTGCCAAGGGATAAGCGGTAAACCTATCTTCGCGGCTAGATCTGCAACTTCTTGTGATTTAGATGGGCCAGTCAATAAAGGCGTGTGAATTCTAGGCTCAGTGCTGCCAATTAGCCCGACCCCTCGTGGCGTCTGTTTTAGTTCGGTATCACTTTGCATCAAAGTCAAGCGTATCAGGTTTAATAAATGGTGAGTCTGGCACTGTTCGGACCGTCTCAGGGAGAGAACGTTGTGA